GATGGTTTAAATTTAAGCCAACAGATAAAATAGAAACATTACAGAGAGATCCATGCTTAAGACAGTAAAACTATATGGAGATCTGGCAGATTTTGTAGGATGGAAAGAACAGAAGGCAGAAGTTAAAAATCCTGTAGAGGTTATGAAGTTTTTAATATGTAACCATCCAAAATTAGAAAGTTATATGGTTGATAAGTATTATCGAATTGATATGGGTGGATATGATGCTACAGAAGATGATTTATATAATCCAATAAAAGATGAGATAAAAATTATACCTGTGGTAGAAGGTGCTTTTTTCTTCGCTATTTTAGGTGGTTTGTTGATAGGTGCATCCAAAATAAAAGCTTTTGCAGCAGTCGCTTCAACCTTAGCAACCTTGGGAGCAGGTTTGATACTTCAAGATATAACAAATTATCTAACACCAAAGCCTAAACCGATGTCATCTTTAGAACCAGAAGATGCCACTGTTAACTTTGCCTTTAGTGGGGTCACAAACGTCAGTCGTGCTGGTGTTGCACTCCCTCTTGTATATGGAGATATCTTTGTTGGAAGTATAAATGTATCAAACGGAATTGATACAGACCAAATTGAGGTTTCTGTCTAATGCCAGATCCATTCGATTTAGAATATGCACTTCCCGATGTAATGCAAGCTCATTATTTTGGTGAAATATCAGATCAAGGTATTGATGGTTTTTTAAAAGAATTTGGACTTGGTGGTTTAGGAAATGATATTGTTTTTGATGCAAATGGAAAGTTAATTGAAATAGATGGTATCACTGTTGAGACAGGTAATTTTAGTCAATCTGGAACTACAGCCACAATTACTCATGATGGCAGTGAAACCATACAAGTAGGTGATGTATTAAATATTATTTTTGTTGTAGGTACAAATGAAAACACACCAGAAGTTTTGACAGTAACGGCAGTAAGTTCATCTACTGTTTTTACTGTCACAAGATCATCTTCTCAGACATTATCTAATGAAATAGTAAGTTTTTATTTTGAAGATGTGCCTAAAAGTGGAACGTATTTTCAATCAGCAAATACTATTACTGTTACTCATAATGGCACAGAAACATTAGCTGTTGGTGATGTCGTTGACCTAAACGTAACATCTGGTTCTGGTACAACAGAGAATGTAACTGTCACTTCTGTCACCTCCTCAACAGAATTTAAGGTAGAAAGTAGTGCTTCTGTCTCTACATCAGGTAATGCCACTTTTACAAAACAGAATAGTGTAAACATAACAGCAGGTGATGTTGATGGCATACAAACTACTACAGATTCCTTGCTATCCAGTAAGCAATCCAATGACCTTATAGATGTTTTGTCAGAAGGAGAGATAGCTGGTTTTCATTCACCATTAGAGGCAGGTCTTACGCAGGGAACTGATAAATATAATATTGCAGCATTAAAAGATGTTTTTCTAGATGGAACGCAGGTACTTAAAAAATCAGCAGATATAAATAATCTTACGGAGGGTGATTTTAACTTTACAAGAGAAGATATAAGTTTTGAACCTAGATTTGGAACGTCTAGTCAGACTGCCTTAGATACTATCAATGAAATAGAATCTGAAACTGCTGTTGGTGTTGAAGTAACAAAAGCAACACCAGTATCAAGGTCAATTTCAAATCAGATAGATAAATTAAGAATTACTATTGTCTTTCCTTCTCTTCAGCAATTTAATACATCTGATGGATCTACAAATGGTACACAAGTCAATTTATCTATAAAAATTACAGAAAATAATGGTACAGAACATAGAGTTATCAAAGGAACTAAAGGTGCTGTAATCGGTAAGACAAATACACAGTATTTTAGAGATTATATTATTAAAGGTTTATCGAATCTAAGTTATCCAATAACTGCCACTGTCACTAGAGTTACTAATGATTCTACCGATACTAATTTACAGAATAAGTTTAGTTGGTCGTCCTATACAGAGATAACAGCAGAACAGAGAGCTTATGTAGATATTGCACACGTTGGCTTACGTTTTAATGCTGAATCATTCAGATCAATACCAACAAGAACATACAGAATAAGAGGAATTAAAGTAAAAATCCCACATAATGCAACTGTGAGGTCTGATGGCAGTTTATCTTTCAGTGGTAGTTTTAATGGCACGTTAAAAACAGATAAAGAATGGACAAACGATCCAGCTTGGGTTTTATATGATGTCTTAACTAATACACGTTATGGTGCATCAATTCCAGAGACAGCAATAGATAAGTTTGCTTTTTATTCTGCGTCTGAATACAATTCTACTCTAATTGATGATGGAGATGGAGGAACAGAAGCAAGGTTTAGTTGCAATGTAAATATTAATAATCAGAAGGAAGCATTTGAACTTATACAGGATCTTTGTTCTGTGATGAGAGTACAGGCTTTTTATGAGGCTGGCAGTATTACGATTTCACAGGATAGACCATCTGATCCTGTCTATACCTTCAATATTTCTAACGTAACTGAAGGTGGTTTTTTATATAGTAATCAAAGTCAGAAGGCTAAGTTTACAAAGATAAATGTAGGCTTTTTTGATATGACAACAACTGCCATTGACTATGAAACAGTAGATGACACAACAGCACAGTCAAGATATGGAATAAAAACACAGACTATAAAAAGTTTTGCCACAACATCAAGAGGACAGGCTTCGAGAATGGCGAAATGGTTATTGTTCAATCAAAATAATTCGTCTGAAATAGTTAACTTTAGTATTACTGCTGAAGCGGGTGTATTGGTACGTCCTGGACAGATAATATCAGTGGCAGATGAGGTAAAACAGGGAGTCAGAAGAGGAGGAAGAATAAAGACAGGTATCAGTACAACTCAGATAGAAGTTGATGATACAGCATCTACGGATCTCGTTACTACAAATACTGCAAAACTATCAGTAATTTTATCTGATGGAACGCTTGAGACAAAAGAGATTAGTGGTATATCAGGTGCTACTGTCACTGTTTCCTCTGCCTTTTCTTCCGTTCCACAGGCAAATAGTGTTTGGGTTATAGAAAATACAACACTTGAACCTACAACATGGAGAGTTGTAAACGTACAGGAACAGGAAAACCTTACATACAGTATCACAGCAGCATCACATAATAGTGGTAAATATGATTTTGTAGAAGATGGAACACCTCTACCAGCTAAAAGTTTTACTTTAATTACAAAGAAACTACCTGCACCAGAGAACTTAACTGCTTCTGAATCATTAATCGTTATTAATAATAAAGCGGTTGCAAGATTATCAATATCCTTTGCTGCTGTTAAGGGTGCTATTGGATATTATCTGCAATATAAATTTGAAAATGGAAACTTTATTAATCAACAGGTAAAGGCTACTGATTTTGACATTGATAATATTACCAATGGTAAGTTTGTTATTAGAGTATTTTCTATAAATACAATAAATAAATTAAGTGAAAGACCTAACGAAATAGAATTTACATCTGTTGGTAAAACTGCATTACCTGGTGATGTACAAAATTTAAGGGTAGAAACAATATCAGATCAGTTAATGAGATTACGTTTTGATAAATCCACTGATATTGATGTATTACATGGTGGAAACGTAGTTGTAAGGCATAGTAATTTAACAAATGGTAGTGGTACGTTTACTAATTCTGTTGACTTAATCCCTGCTTTGCCAGGATCAGTTAGTGAAACCATGCTGCCCGCTATTGATGGAGAATATATTCTTAAATTTAGAGATGATGGTGGCAGATTAAGTTCTGGGGAAGCATCTGTTGTTGTTGTTAACCCTGATCCATTACCTAAACTTCTTGTTTTTAATGATAGAGAAGATACAGATTCACCTCCTTTTTCTGGAGCTAAATCTGACTGTTTCTTTTCTGATGAAGTAAATGGTCTTGTTTTGGGATCTACAGAGACATTAGATGATGCAACAGATTTTGATGCTATTGCTGATTTTGACTTTATTGGTGATGTAGATTTCTTAACAGGTGGTAGTTATGATTTTGCTAAGATCCTTGATCTTGGTGCTGTTAATCCTTTACGTCTGACAAGACATTTTGTGACGCAGGGTTTCTATCCTAATGATCTGATTGATAAAAGAACAGCAAATATAGATAGTTGGACTGATTTTGATGCAGCCACAGCGTTTAATGTTAACGCAAAATTACTTGTTGCTACTACTAATGATGCACCCTCTAATGGTTCTAGTTATCAGGATAGTGATTTTACAAGTAAACAATTTAATATTTTTGCTAATGGAACGTATGTTGGCAGGGGATTTAAATTTAGATGTTTATTGGAATCAGAAGATCCAGCACAAAGTATAGAAATAGATCAACTAGGTTACAAAGCAGAATTAGATAGAAGAACAGAGCAGAAAAGTAATTTAAGTAGTGGTACAAGTGCTTCTGGATTAGCTGTTACTTTTGACCAAGCATTTTTTACAGGAGCAGCAGAAACAAGTGTTGGAGTTGATACTCAGAAACCAA